GCTGTTAAATAATGAATTTAGAAAAAGCCTGTCATATCAAGCATTTGAGCTTGTGTGACAGGCTTTTTTCGTTGCTTTGGGGCATTTTTGGGGCAAAGACTAATACTTTTCCATGACATCTGCAACGGTTGATTTCATTTGTTTTGTGATGTGAGTATAGATTTGTGTCGTTGTTTTTGCGTCCGAGTGGCCAACGCGATCCATGATGGCCTTGAGCGGGACATTGTTTTCAGCAAGTCGGCTTACTAGCGTGTGACGAAATATGTGGCTAGTAAGGTTTTTCTGGATTGGTGTTTCAAGTCTCTCATTGGCTTTCTTTAGAGCCAAGTTAAAAGAGTTTGTTTGCAATGGCACCCCATTTTTTGTTGTGAAGATAAAACCCATATCTTTATAGCGAGGATTGGTATTCCTCTCTAGTTCATTCATGAATTCCATCTCTTCTAAAATTTCTTTTTCACGGGTGGTCATGACGGTCTCACGATAAGATGCCAGAGTTTTTGGAGATGTTTTTTCGCCTTTTTGATATCCGTTCGTGTGGTCGTAGGTTCCATGGAGCTGCAGGGTGTTGGATTCATAATCAACATTATGTGGTTCAATCCCAACAGCTTCACCGATGCGACAACCATTTAAACTCATGAATTCAGAGAGCAATCCGATTCGATAGGTGCTTGGCCTACGATACAACTCTTTCAGCAGCAGTTTGATTTCATCTTCTTCAAGATATTTCTGATCTACCTTTTTCCAATCTTCTAATGTCTTTTGGATTCTTGGTAGCTTGGCTCTCCTAGCTGGGTTGTCCTTGATGATGCCAAGGTCAACAGCATAATCGAAAGCAAGATTTAGCATAGACTTGTTCCGTTCTTTTTTACTCCTGGAACAGTCGATTTTATCTAGATAGTTCTGAACGTATTTTGGATCAATCTTAGATACTTTTATACCCACTCCGAAATCATCTTTTATCTCTTTGATATTCCCACTTAATGAAGCGATAGAAGAACGTTTAATCTCTTGTTGGTAGAATGCCCACCACTGGTCGAAAAGCTCCGTAAAAAGCATTTCTGAACTTTCCAGATCGCTTAGAATATTTGCTATCTTTATTTCAAGTTGTTTCTGAGCTTCTTTTCGGATACGAGGAGTGTCTTTTTCCATGAGAATCGATACTCTGGCCCATTTTTCGGTGTAAGGATTTTTATACCTCTCAATAAAATTTACTTTTCCGCTTTTATGTTGTTCTACCCACATTGTATTTTCTCCTATATTTTGGTAAAATGGGTATAAGAAAATGACCTTTTTAATGGTTGTTTCCTATACTTGAATGCCTCACGCTCAGAGTCGCCAAACTTTGAGAGCGTGGGGCTTTTTTGTTTTTAATTCAACAAAAAACGGTAACTAAATTTATAGTTACCGTTTCTGCGTGGCAGCTTGTGCCAACCAGATTATTTGCACTAGGATTTCTCCTAGGTTAGTAACTATATATTATCAAATAGATTTTATTTTGTCAAATAAGATAGCGCGCTTTAATTTCATCGCTTAAAATTTTCATCTGTGGTTCAAGTATTTGTGCAACACCAATTCCGTCTAAAGGATTGATTTTCTTAAAAATCTTCACTTTGTCAATAGTTGTAATTGAATCTAATTTCGCATAGGTTGTTTTATCTAGGTCAGATACATATTTTTCAAGACGTTGACCAGCCAATGAAACGTTATCTGTAAGTTTTTGAACAAGGTTTATTGCACGTTCTTTCTCTTCTAATCGACCTTCTTTATCCAATTTTGCGATAAGTTCATCAAAATCATCATATTCTCCAAAATGTGCTACCAGTTCATTTCCAACCTTATCTTCAGCCGCTTTGATGAGTTGTGTAGTTAGTAGGCCAAGTCCTTCAGCTAAGTTAAACTCTAGCGGTAAATTGTCGTATCCAGGTTTAGAAGTTAAAGGAATAACCGTGATAGTGTTTCTATTCTTTTTGTCTTCTTTGCTAAGCGTAATTGCATAATGTGGCGCAGAAAATTCTGATCCAAAGTTTATCCCAAAATCAACATAGATTAGTGTGCCATAAGGGAACACTCTATTTCTACGACGCTTTCCTTGGATTTCACGCTCTAATTGATTGCTATAGTTGGTCATACTTTGACCAAGTCTAGAGGTTTTGAAGTGATTTGGATTCTCAACAGTTAGTTGTTTCATTTTATTTGTTGAGACTGTCAATTTATCAAGATTATTTTTTTCTAGTTTGTTCATCCCGTCTCTAAGTAACTCCTTTTTTATATGCTTAAGCAGTTTATAACTATTTTATCCAATCAGCGACTTATATTCCTCTTTACTTTAATTTTAGATGGCCGTCGGAGAGTGTGGGGATTTTTTATTTTTTTAAGACTTTCAACTTAATTCGAATCTTGAATGAATCCTTAACTGTACGAAGTCTACCACTATCCGGATTAATATCTTTGTAATCACCGCCATAAATTTCAGCATTTTTGATAACTTCATTATTTGGATCTACGGTTAATCTTAATACCTTTCTATTTTTGGACTTAGTGACATAGCCTAAGTGATAACCTCGAACCACAATTTTAACTGCATTAGGGTCAAATTTATTATCAAATTCAGGGATAAACTCTACATCTGGAATTTTAAAAGGCAAGTATTTATAAAATCTTCCTCCAAAAATTAATTCCTCTTTAATTTCTTTAGAAGTATATCCTAAATAAGGGGTATCATCTGATTCTCTTATAAGTTCTTGACATAAATCTGAGAAAGCTTCTTGGCGATAAGATATTCCTTTCACTTTGAGAATAACATCATAAATAGTTCTCTCGTCAATCTCCTGTTTTTTTATTCTGTCTTCTATTTGAACAACCAATAGTTTATTCAGTTCTTCAATTTCATACTCTAGTTGATCAGTATTAGATTGCCTAGGAAAAACACCAATCAAAAAGAGAATAACTAAACTGCCGATAATAAAAGAGAAAATTGTTAGTAGTATATTTCCAACGATACCAAGCAGAAAAACAGATATTAAAGTCAGCAAAACCAAAAAGGCTATTAAAGACCTTTGATTTTCCAGTTTACTAATTGTTTTTCTGTGTTCGTCTATTAGTACTTTGATTTCCTTTTCAGTAAGAGTAGTAGACATATAAGCACCTTGACCTCAATTTTCAGATGGCATGAAGTTTCCGACAATTTTTCCAATAATTCTAGGATCTTCTTCAAATGGTGCGAACTTATCTTTATATTTTGGATTAAGGGAGACTAAACGCAATCCATCAGGTTCACGATAAACCTTTTTAATATACGTTTGACCGTCCCAATCAACGGCATAAACCGCTCCGTCATAATCAAAACCAGTCTCTTTTATGAGGACAACCTCTCCGTTTTGGAATTTAGGTTCCATTGAGTCTCCGAAAACCCAAGAAGCAAAATCGTGGTCTAGGTCTTTATCATAAAAAACAGTATCATAGTTCCCATCGTTGAAGTATGAAAAACCAGTACCAGCTGATAGTTTTTCAAAAACACGGTATTCAAAAAGCTTTTCCTCAATTGTGATTACTTTATTATTTTGCTCTTTCAATTGTTCGTTAGCGTAGTTAAGAACCTTTTGTTTTCTCGGAGTTGATAGCTTGACAACTTTTTCAGTGATTTTATGAATCAATGGGGATGTGGGGATTTTTAACTCATTTACTTCCTGAGTTTTATCCTCTATCAAGTCTGATTTATTAACTCCAAAATAGTCCGCAAGTAATTCGATCTTTCCTATCCGAGGATAAGTTATGCCTTTTAACCAATCTCTTACAGTAGTGTACTTCAATCCGAGATCAGAACAGAGCTTATTTCTATCAATCCCTTTGCTACTCATCAAATTCTCTAAGTTCGCAGAAAAAATTTCTTTACTTTTATTATTGCTCATTTTTATCGCTCCTTTATATAGTATATATTACGGCAAAAACGCAAAAAAGTAAAGAAAAAAATAAAAAAATACGAAAAAAACGCAAAAAACACTTGACATTGCGGTTTAACCGCATTATAATGTAGTTATAGTTGAGCTAGTCAATTATAAAAAAATGATAGAAAGGACAGCAACATGCCAAAAATGACTCTTAAAACATTGCGAACTCTAAAGAACTGGCGACAAGTGGACGCAGCCGAGGCTATTGACGTCTCTGTTGACACTTGGGGAAATTGGGAGCGAGGAAAAACAGAACCTACTGTAACCCAAGCTTATCAAATCGCTACTACTTTTGATGTGTCTATTGATGACATTATTTTTTTACACAATATTGCGGTTTAACCGTAATATAAAAGGAGCACTATGAACAACGCAGTTAAACGATTGGTAGTTGGCAGTAATGTCCTAGAGTAGGAGAGGGATATGAGTAAACCATCAAAAAAATCACTACCAATTCAAAATTTAGAAATTAAGATAGATAGCGACTCTAGTATTCCACGAGTTATTTTGAACGGGATTGATTTTCAAGCAGAAGATATTGGTCTTCAAGGTATCAAGATAATTTGGGAAACAAAGAAAGATGAAGTGCCAGAGACACTTATTCAGGTTGATTATATAAATAACCGTGAAGCGCCTCATATAGTATCTGTCAAACAGTCGTTTCAAAATACTTTACTCAAATAGCTCTGGCGAGTTTTATTTACATTATACCAAATTTAGAAAGGAATACTATGAACGAACTTATCAACGTAACTCTGAACGATAATCATGAGCCAGTGGTGTCAGGTAGACAACTACATGAGACGCTAGGAGTCAACTCAAACTACACTACATGGTTTGACCGTATGACTGATTATGGTTTTACAGAAAATCAGGATTACATTTTGCTTTCCAATTTTGGAAACCAAACAGGACGAGGGGGGTCACAACAAGGTTGACCACGTCATCAAGCTAGACATGGCTAAAGAAATTGCCATGATCCAGCGGACAGAGCGAGGTAAGCGAGTCCGACAGTACTTCATCCAGATAGAAAAGGACTTCAACAGTCCTGAGAAGATTATGGCGAGAGCCTTGCTCATGGCAGACAAGAAGGTTCATAGGCTGGAAGCTCAGATTGAGGCTGACAAACCAAAGGTGCTCTTTGCAGATGCGGTCAGCGCTAGTCACACGTCTATCTTGGTCGGAGACCTTGCTAAGCTCATCAGTCAAAACGGCTACAAAATCGGAGGAAATCGTCTTTTTGTCTGGTTGCGTGAAAATGGCTACTTGATCAAGCGAAAAGGTTCAGACTGGAACATGCCAACACAACGTAGCATGGAGATGAAACTTTTTGAAATCAAGGAGTCTACCATCACACATCCAGACGGACATATCTCTGTCAGCAAAACCGTCAAGGTCACTGGCAAGGGGCAGCAGTATTTTATCAACAAGTTTTTAAATGAGGAGGCAGTATGATGAGATCTAAACGATATCCGTATAGTGGAAAAAAAGAGTCCATCTTTGTAAAAGCAGACCTTGAATTAGTTGAAAAACTTATAAGACAACATAGTATTTCAATTGATTTTGAAAGTCTGACAACAAAATTAAAAACTGAAAACATTAGTGTTGACAATAATATTCACATTAGTATTTAAGGAGGCATTATGGAAACATTTATTATATCAGTTCTGACATCTTTAATCGTGACATCTACTATGATGCATTACCACATTTATAAAGTAAATGAACTATACGAAAAATATATGGATTTTGAAAAATCGAGTGTAGAAGAATTTGCTAAATCAATTACAAGCAGACTTTCAAAAAATTCTTCCCAAGAGGAGTAGAAAAATATGAACGAACTAGAAAGAACAGCCCTCAATGAGATATTGAGGACCGTTAGACTTATATAGGGCTTTGAAAGGGGGGGAATGGTGTTAAGAGCATTAGAGGCGTTTATATCTGCGTTTATCTTGTTTGTGTCGATATTTATATTTTGGGCATCGCTTTACTGGTATTTTGATGTTCTTCGTTTCCGTGAATTTTTTAAGGAGATTTGGAAATGTTACGAAGAATGGAAAAGAGAAAAGCGTGGCAAGTAATCCGAAGTTTTCTGAGCCTAGCATAATTAGGAGATTTGCAGTGAAAATTATCGAGAAGAGCATATAAAAGGCTTCGTTGAAGAATTTATTGATTTTTTTACCAATGTTCGGTATTTCAACCAGAATAACTAAGATAGAAGCGGAGAGTATGAAAGCAACCAGAATTGCGAGCAAGGATTGTTGAAAATTTTGTGTAATGTCAGAAAGATCTAGTTGGTATTTGGTAATCGAGAGTAACAGTAACTCTAAACCTATACCAGCAGAAATTAATAGGAGACTAAACAAAGTATTTGATATCTTGCGCAGTATTGTTTTCATAGTGTACCTCTACTAGATTTTTCTTGATTATAGCATGATTGTATTAAAAAACCAAGGGCAGCAAAAAAGCACCTGACAAAGTCAGGCGCATATCAAAATAACTAACTGAATTATAACACGAAAGGGAGGAAATTGCCATGCCTAAAACAGAAATCACTTATAAGCCAGTTGATGTGGACGAAAAGGCCACACATGGCGATTACAAGCATCTTTGTCAGAGGTGGGAAGGGTTGACTCCAGGAACTGCAAAAGTATGGGCTACTGAAATGCGAGAGCATCCCGATTTCAAACAGTTTATTGACAACCCGACACATAAGATTGTCTTTATCAACTATGAAGGATTTCGATTATTCGTTAAATGGAAAAGCCGTAATCGTTATCGTGCCAAAAAAGAAACTTTGGCAGAGATGCTTGAGAATATCAAGCGAGAAAAACAATTGGGAGTTTAAATATGACAGAACCAACTTTATCAAGCCAATTGCTTGGCTTAGCAGTGATTTTCATTGGGATGTTTATCCTAATGGTGCTTACGGCTAAAAATGAAAAATCGGATGAGCAAAATGTTGTGGTCATCATTGAAAAAGAAGAAGATTTCAGGGAAGTTGCTCGAAGAAACCTGAGAATGTGTGACAGAAAGTCTACATATGACACCCAACCACCTGTAGGCCTCGCTTCATCGATTGAGGATGTACCACAAGTTTTTCGGGCGTATATCGAAGACTATGACAGGCTTGCTCGTGATTACCAGGAAGAAGCAAGAAATAATGATCTTCTAAGAAAACAAAATACAGACCTCTTAGAAGAAAATGGGCGCTTGCTTTATCAGGAGATGACTATGGATTTCCGGAGAAATAATCGGAAATGGGGAGCTAGGGCATGATGCTGCTAAGGAGGTAACTATGTCTGACAATAAAAAATATTATTACTTAAAATTGCGAGACAATTTTTTTGATAACGACGATATAGCAATCCTTGAAAGCATGCCAGATGGGATACTTTATTCAAACATTCTACTAAAACTTTATCTTAGAAGCCTTAAAAACAATGGCAAATTAATGTTTAATGACCGCATACCTTATAATGCACAGATGCTATCAACAATTACTTGACAACCAGTTGCAGTCGTTGAAAAGTCGGTCGGGATATTTAAAGAGATGGGATTGATTGAGGTATTAGACAACGGTGCCATCTACATGCTTGATATCCAAAATTTTATTGGTTCATCAAATACCGAAGCTGATAGAAAGCGAGAATATAGACGAAAAATCGCTTTAGAAAAAGGTCAAAAATTTTTGGGACATTTGTCCGGACATTTGTCGGACGAACGGGCACCAGAGATAGAGATAGAGAAAAGAGATATAAAAGAGAATAGAGATATAAAAGAGAATAGAGATATAGAAGAGATAGATTCTGAAAAGGACAATTATCCTACTACTATTGCTAAATATTATCAATCTCGAATAGGCGTGCTTGATGGCAAACAATTTGAACAACTAATTGACTATATTAGATTTGATCACATGGAGTATGAATTGGTAAAACTTGCGATTGACAAGGCTGCTGACAATTCAAAACGAAGTTTTGGATACGTAAATAGTATTTTGAAGAATTGGGCGCAAAATGGTATCAAGACTACTGTACAACAAGAAGAAGAGCAATCAAACTTTAACAAGTCAAAGGGATTTACTACTTCCCGTGGGAATCAATCAGAACAGGGGGCTAAGGACGAATGGGGATTTTAGAAGTTATCAAGCAATTTGAAGACGAATTTTATCCGATCAGCGACGAAAAGAAGTCACTGCTTGCAAAACAACCTCTTTCTACTGTCATTGCTTGCTTGTCAGATATGGCTAGCTGGCAGGCATGCGGAGGTAAGGTGTCATGGTAACTAATGCATTGGAAGAAACGGCTTTATCTTACCTCAGAAATACTGAACAGCAGGATGAAATTTGCGACAAGCACGGTATTCCATTGATCAAAATCCTCCGGACAAATGATATCCTCTGTCGCTTATGCGAATCAGAACGGATCCATGCAGAGAATCAATTGAAGGTTGATGAGCTGGCTGATGCAGAGCATGAGCGAGAGCGGAGGTTTTATCTTGAGAAATTCTCTCTCTATGATGATGTGCTGAAAAATGCTACTCTTGACAACTTCGACACACCTACTGAAAAAGAAGCGGAAAAGCTAGCTTTTGCAAAGAGGATTTGTCGAGAGTGGTCTGAAGGTGCTAGAAACAATGTTGTTTTTCAAGGCGAAGCTGGAACGGGTAAAAGTCATCTTGCTTTTGCTATGATGAAACATTTATCCGATGCAACAAAGGAAATTGCTATCTTTATCAATGTTACTGACTTGCTGATGAAAATCAAGGCGGACTTTAGCCAGGAAGAGTTCCTGGTCAATAAAATTGCTAGTGCAAAGTTTTTGGTCTTGGATGATCTTGGGATGGAGAAGGACAGTGAGTGGTCCTTCAGTATTCTTTACAACATTCTCAATAAAAGGGCTAATACGGTTATAACAACCAATCTGACAGCGCAAGAAATTCAGAAGCGATATGGTCGGCCGTTTATGAGTCGGTTGATGAAGGGTGTAGACAATGATCATCTGATGGTATTTAATGACTTGAAAAATAAAAGGAAAGATTACTTTTAGAAAGATTGCTATTACTTAGCAACAAAATCAACGTGTCGCGAACCACGTTAAAAGCGAGCTAGAATATGCGTCAGACTTGGACGAATGGCGTATAAAGAATTTGCTAGCTCTTGTGTCTTTGAGCCATGAGGGGCAAGAGCTGGATTTTTAGTAAAACAAACAGAAGGAATTGGAAGATGAATAAAGATAAAGTTTATATTGAGGGATATGAAGTTGGTTTTCGAATCGATACATTAGGAACTAGAGAGAAGATAATTCAGTTAGTCAGTGGAGAAACCGTAAGTATAGACGAGAACTTCATTTACAAATCGATTGAACAGGAGAAAGTCACAATCCCACAATTTGTGGCTGTATTTATCACAGAACAGAAAAAATTAGGGCATACACTATCCTACTCAATAGACGCAAGCATGTCTGACAGAGTTGCAGAATGGTACTGGGACAATTCAGAAATCTTCGCTCGTGCATGGCTTGACGGCTACGAGGTCGAGGAAGAGAAAAAATATATTGTAACTCTGAAATCAAGTGGACAAAAGTTGTACTATCACACTGAAGATGAGGATTATATTTTCTCTAGCTATGATGGAGTATTCTATTCAGGATATCATACTAAAACCGATCTAGAAGAAAATGACATGAGTTGGGTGTTTGATTGCCCAGGGATTGAAGTTAAGGAGGTGGAGTGATGAATCTTAGACAAAAAAGAAAACATTACAAATATTCTTATCGATATTTTATAGCTTACTATTCCGAGAATACTAAAGAATTTGTTATCCACTGTCCGAAAAAATATAAGAAAACGCTCAAAAGAAAACTTAAAGTTAACAAAAATTATGATTATGATGAATGTTGCAGGAAGTATTGGTTATACGAGGAATTTTACGGCAACATGCCGAAATTCATGAGAGAAAAGGAGATTATAGATTGAAACGATTCATCGCAATATGGATATTATTGTCTGCTGGATTGAATATCTGGCAGATGGACAGGATTCGGAATCTGGAAGAGAAGAAGCCAATGGTTATCTATCGAGCCGATAATCAAGGCGCAGAAATCAAAGGCAGAGTCTTACAAAAGGAGAAGATTGGCGACATGCACACAATCACTATTAAAAATTATGGCATTTTCGTAGTCACGCAAACAAGCTACGAATCTTTAAGGATTGGAGACGAGGTGAGATTATGAGACCCAAATTTAGAGCATGGATTTCAGAGGCTGATACCATGACGAACGACCTTAAAGGCATTGATTTTGAAAATGAGACTGTTGTGCTAAGAAAACTTTACTATGAAGATGGCTTTCCAGTAGAGACGGAAGTATTTGAAGTTGAAATCAGGAATGCAATCCTCATGCAATCAACAGGCCTTTTTGACAGAAATGGCAAGGAAATCTTTGAGGGGGATATTATTACAAATGGTAAAGATGTTATGTGTATGAAGAGACATAACACGCTAGGCTTTTACGTGGAACAAAAAGGCAAGGTTGAATTTATTGCAGACTGTGCAATTTTAGAGGAATTTGAAGAGGATGCCAAAGAGATTGCTGATAGTCTTGAAATCATCGGCAACATCTATGAAAATAAGGAACTTTTGGAGGAGAAGGAATGACAAATCTTTGGGAGGAGACCTTAGAGGTTTTAAGAGACCATGGCAAAACGTTTGAGGGTGTCAGATATATTCAAGGCTCAGACTTTAAAATCACTAAAGAAAATTTTGAGAGACTTGCCAAGCAAGCTAATTATCATAGCGGATACGGTGCAGCTCACGTTCCTACTGATTTAACCATTGTTGGCAAAGGCTGGTGGTTAGAACGAGGAGAATATGATGGTTCTGAATGGTGGGATTTTAAAGAAACACCTAAACAAATCAATGAAGTCAGAAACATTTCTTGTCTTGTAGGCGGAATGTGGCCAACGCTTAAAGAATTGAATACCATCGACCCGATACAAGAAAGGCTTGAAGAAATGAGAAAAGAGAGGGAATCTAATGAAACCTAAAAAATATCCATATTCGGGGAAAAGAAAAAGGCAAGATACTTCGTCGTTAATGTTTTCTGCACGACCAATTTTTAAAGAAGTTCCAATTGTAGAAGAAGTTAAGGTTGAGTTCGAAGTTGAAGCTAGTACAGGGCGCATATATCCAGAAACGTTAATACATTTAGACATTTCTGGGTATGGAAATAGAGTGCATTCAGTACATCGCTTCCCTGGGACTTTACTGAGTGTTGGTGAGTCAATCCAACTAAAGATGCTTTTCTATAGAAGACTTAGAAATTTTACTACAGATCGTTTCTTGACGTTTAGAGAATCTGATTGGAAGCTCTTTATCCGTGACCTGGTCAACGAATTTGTGCATTAGAAAGTTAGTGAGGAGATGGAACATGAGAATTAAAACATCGAATGGCGCAATCGTAAACGTTAACAATATAAAACACAGCATCACGATTGAAGGAATCGAGCTCGGCTCAGATTGTCAAGCTTTAGTATCTAAACATCAAGATGGGACAGGTACGATTACTTTAGTCTTTGATGGCAAGATTATTTGAAATACGCAAGGAGATTTGAAAGATGCAGCTAAGATTGAAAGAACTTAGAGAGGACCTGTGTCTCTCTGTAGTACAGATGGCAAAAGAGACAGGTGTTTCACAAAATACAATTCATTTGTATGAGCGAGGTGGATATCCATCTATTAAGCAAATTGAAACAATTGCTAAAACCTATGATGTAAACCCTGCTTGGCTTGTAGGGTGGATAGATGACGAAACGATGCCTGCAATCCAGGTACTTGAAAAAGTGGTCTACAAAGAGAGTCCAACAGCAAGACTGCCAGATTATCACAATAACAATAACGATGGCAAAATTATCAAATGGGTTAAATCCAAAAGATACATGGGAGGTAAGGTTTGGTCAAAAAGAACTTAACAAAAGCACGAAGGGATTATCTCGAGTTTGAACTCGATGATAAATATTTAAAGATTGACAAACTTATTGGCCAGCGTAGGCATGAGCTAGAACGTTTGTACGAAGTTAAGCATCTTACTGTTCCTGGAATTGATGATACTGGAGCAAGTGTCAGTGGGACATTCGTCAACAGGTCGGAGAATCTAGCGGTTGCTTATGCAAGCGATCCTATGATTTTAAGATTAGAAAATCTCCAAAACGCTATTTCCCAATTACTAGAGAATCTAGAACCAGATGACAAAAAAATCTTTTATCTTCGCTGGGGAGAACATACTGGATACGACTGGATTCAAGTTTGGCACATCATGGAGAACGGAGAAACTGGGTACTTGTATAGACACAGCAAGCAGATTTACAGAAGGCGTGAGGTGATTCTTGATACACTTTCAAATTTGCTCTTTATGTAAAGTTGTCAAAAAAACATATAGAATTGACAAAAAGAATGTGGTAAATTAGTATCATGAAGAATAGCAGAGAGGAAATCTCTGCTTTTTTTATGCATTAAAAAAGGAGGTGAGGATATGTGGTAGTTGTTGAACCAATCAGAAATAGAGACGATGTTCAGCTTATGATTGAATGGCTGACGTTACACAGCGCAGTCAAAGAGTCGGATAGACAACGTAACCTCATGCTCTTTTTATCTGGTGTTAATCTAGGATTTCGTATTGGTGATATCGTTAAACTAAAAGTAAAGCACGTTAAAGGTTGGCATGTCCAGATCGTCGATGAAAAGACAGACAAGCCAACCAAACGAAAGATGCCAAAGAAATTCAAGAATGCTATGAGGCAGTACATCAAAGATAAGAAAGATGAAGACTTCCTCTTTCCAAGTCGAAACGGAAAGCATCAGCATATAAAACCTAACACAGCTTACAAGATCATAAAGAGAGCTGCTGAAGAAGTTGGTCTAGAAAACATAGCTACTCACTCGATGAGAAAGACCTTTGGTTTATTCATGTACGAACAAACCAAGGATGTCGCTCTGATAATGGACCTACTGAACCACTCAAGCCAGAGTATTTCACTACGATATATCGGCAAAAATCAAGATTCACAAGACCGAGCCATGACGAAGTTTCAGGGCTTTTAATTTTTTTTATTTTACTATCAATTCATTGTTTTGAGGTTATGATGATTTCATTTTATGTATACAGGATAAACGCTTGATAAATCTGAGTTAAAACTCATGTAGCGAATTCATTAGAATATGTAAAACAAGGAATTGAGAGAGCAAAATTAGAGAGGTTTACAAAAGTATGTTAGGTTTAATAAGAGAATTGATTCACAAGATACGAAGCAGAGATAACAGAGATTATTTTCTTGACTCTCAAACTAAAGAATCAATTGTGCGATTCCAAAAAGCAGCTAAGCAAACCTTAATTAGTTCTGACGATTTTGCTAAACTCTTTTGGAAATCAAGAGGGTAATCTTTTGAAAATAGAAGTTGCAACTAGAGCAGACCGAACAGAGTTTTATAATTCTGGTGAATGGAGAGGACTTCGCAAGCTTGCACTCGAACGTGATCACTACGAATGTGTTTGGTGCAAAGACGAAGGCAAAGTCACGAGAGAGAACTTAGAGGTTGACCACATCAAGGAACTTGAGTTCTATCCAGAATTCGCTCTTGACTTAGACAATCTTAGAACTCTATGCAAAGAATGTCATAACAAACGTCACGGCCGTTTCCAATTTCGAAAATCAAAAAAATTGATTGAGAAAAATTTCAGAACAGACGAATTTTGGGGATGATAACACCCCCCGGTCAAAAAAATCCAGTATTTTTAAGGTTTTGGGAACCGGTGGGAGGGGTTAACTGTCCAAATTTTTAACAAAAAATTAAAGGGGGTGGGGGGTAATGGAAGAATACTCAGAAAAAAATATAAAAGAATTAGAAAATCAGCTACTTTCTAAAATCGGATATTTTAGTCCTAGAAAAAAGGATGCGATCCAGTACGAAAAAGTGAATCGTTATCTTTATCTCGTCAAACTGCTCTATGAGCTGAAAGCCAAACTTCATGAAGACGGATTGGTCATCACAGTTCACAATGGTCAGCAGAGATTCCAAAAAGCGAATTCTCTCATCAAGGAAATCAACACAACCAGCAATCAGCTTTTGGCTATTGAGCGATCGTTTGATTTTGAAGTTGAAAATTCTCCTGTTGAGAAATCTACGTCTGGAAGTGATCTGTTATGATTTCTCATCCGTTGATTGATGACTATATCAAAATGGCTGAGCGTGGAGAAATCGTTGTTAACAAGGAAAGAAAGTTGCTGTTTAAAATTATCAAGGAGAAAATCTATCCTCGTGATGATTTATATTTTGATAATGACCTAATTGAGAAATTTATTCGGTTTACGGAAAAGAACTTTTTCCCTCTAGCGAAATACCAGCTTTTCTTGACCCCGTTCATTTTTCTTTTTAGGAAAGAGGACGGGGAGCCACACTTCGACGAGTATCTATATACTTTAGCTCGTGGGGGTGGTAAGAATGGTTTCATGTCTGCCAGGTCTTCGTTCTTTATCAGTCCTATCTACCCTATCAGAGATTATGATGTAACTATCACCGCTAACTCTGAGAAACAGGGGAAGGTGTCATTTGAGGAAGTTTATGAGACCATTCAAAGGCGTGGTCTTGAGGACCATTTTTATCTAACTAAAATGTCTATCACAGGTCGAGCGAATAACTCGGTCTTTTCTTTTCGGACGAATAATCCGAAAACGATGGACTCTGCTCGTGATGGCTGTCTTGAGTTTGATGAGATTCACCAATTTGAAGATGATAAGGCCGTGAAGGTTCAACGGTCTGGTCTTGGTAAGATTGCTCATGCTCGGACTTTCTACAACGGTACGAATGGGTATGTGCGTGAGGGATTCTATGACAAGCTGATAGAGAAGTCTATGCAAATCTTGAATGGAGAGGTTGACGATTTCAGGCTATTTCCTTTCATCTGCAAGCTAGACAGTGCGGATGAAGTGGACGACATGAAGAATTGGCCAAAGGCAAATCCAATGTTGGATGAAAGTACGCCTTACGCTAAAAGGCTGCTTGCGAGAACCAAGGCTGACTATGATGATCTTGAATTGGAACCGTCTGGCCGTCAGGAGTTCATGACTAAACGGATGAACCTTCCTGAAGCTGACCTTGAGAAAGATGTGACGTCTCGTGAAAAATTACTTGCTTGTCTACGGTCTCCTGGTATCGACTTGAAAGGTCGGTCATGTGTGGCTGGGTTTGACTATGCAAGCATCCGAGACTTTGCCAGTGTCGGTTTGCTGTTTAAGAATAGTGATGAGTTCATCTGGAAGCAACATTCATTTGCACGGAAATCATTTTTGAAAGCATTCAAGCTAAAAGCGCCTATTGAAGAATGGGCTGAAAAAGGCTTGTTTACGATTGTGGATGGTCCTAGCATTGATCCACGGCTTTTGATTGCCAAGCTTGAGGAATGGAGAAATCTTTATCAGATTGAACTTGTATGCGCCGATGGCTTTAGAATGGACTTGCTGAAGCCATTGTTAGAAGAGGCTGGGTTTGAATATGAGTTCTTGAGAAATCCTGGGGCAATTCAATCCAAGGTTGCGCCAATCATCGAAGATGGATTTGCGAATGAGCGGTTTATCTTTGAAAATGACAACTCTATGATTTGGTATACAGATAATACCTATGTCAAAGAGGACAAGGATGGCAATAAGCGTTTCTTGAAGAAAGAACCTGTCAGAAGAAAGACGGATGGCTTCCATGCCTTGATTGCTGCTCTTTACAAGAGGGAGCTGGTTCAAGAGTCGAATGTTGGTGAGTTCCTTGACATGCTCGATAGCTGGGATTTTTAATCTAAGAATAATTTTTGGGTGGGTGGTCGGCATAAATTAAAAGAAAGGAGGAAGTGCATTGGGGTTACTGAATTTATTTAAGCGTGAAGTGCCAGAGGTTGGTTTTGAGTTCGAGGATCTTGAGCGGATGTTTGGGAATCTCCAACTTAAAAGTTTAGCGATTGATAAGTCAGCTGAGTTCATCGCTCGAATTTTCGCTAAGTCAGTGTTTAAGTATCAAGAAAATGGCAAGGTTAAGTCTTCTGATTGGGACTACTTGCTGAATGTAAGGCCTAACAAGAACGAATCTGCGTCAGATTTTTGGCAAAAGGTCGTCTATCGGTTGATCACTAAGAATGAGGTCCTAATCTTTCTTACAACTGATGACCAGTTGCTTGTTGCTGACTCTTACACACGGACTAAATATGCTGTTTATGATGATGTGTTTGAGTTTGTAACTTGTAGAGGATATACCTTTGAGAAGCGTTTTCGGATGAGTGAAGTCATTTTCTTACAGTACAACAATAACCGACTGCAAGATTACATTTCTGACTTATTTGCTGATTATGAGAAGTTGCACACTCGTTTGGTCGAGGCCTTGGCTAGGAATAATCAAATCAGAGGAACTCTGAAAACCAAAAACAATGGGAGTTTTGATAAGCAGATGCGTGATAAACTCCAATCATATGCTGATGGACTCTTTAAATCATTTAGCACTAAAACGATTGCCATTGTTCCAGCTCAGGACGGAATGGAATATTCCGAGCATACGAACACAACAGGAACTTCAAATATTTCTGTTGATGAGTTGAAGAAACTTCGTCGGCAATTTGATGATGAGGTCGCTGACGTCTTAGGGATTCCAACAGCTTTAAGTCATGGCGATATGGCCAATCTGGAAAATAGCCAAAAGATGTTCAATAGTTATTGTTACCAATCACTCGTTAAGAAAATGAGTGATGGGCTTAATTTCGCTTTAGTGTCAAGACGGCAATATGAGCGCAATAATCTATTTGTAATCATCGGCGAAGGTCAGAAAGATAAGTTTGCACTTGCTGAAAACATTGATAAGCTTATTTCTTCTGGAGCGATGACTCGAAACGAGGTGCGCTCTGAACTTGGCTTAGAATCTGTCCCTGGTGGCGATAAATTCCTCATCACCAAAAACTATCAACTTGGTGAACAATTAGAGAAAGGAGGTGAGAAAGAAGATGAAGGTAATTCCGATTAAGGGTACGATTGTATCAAACAATGACAGATGGCTTTACGATTGGCTTGAGTGGGATGCAACAGCTCCGAAAGATGTCGTACTTCCTGAAAGTGGCGAACCGATTGAGGTTCATATCAATTCAGGCGGAGGAGATGTCTATGCTGGTAGTGAAATCTATACTGCTCTACGCTCGTATCCTGGCGACGTGACCGTGAAGATTGTCGGCATTGCAGCAAGCGCAGCAAGCGTGATTGCAATGGCAGGAGATACGGTTGAAATCAGTCCGACTGCCCAAATCATGATCCACAATGTCTCAACTCAAGTAAATGGAGACCATAACACTCTGCTTCATGAAGCTGGGGTACTAGAAGGGTTTAACAAATCGATTGCTAGTGCCTATGTTCATAAGACTGGTAAGGCTCTTGATGACTTGCTTGGATTGATGAACAAGACTACTTGGTTTGATGCTGAATCAGCTTTGAATCATGGATTTGTAGACAAGATTATGTTTACAAATGAAGTTGCTCCGACTCTGGTAGCGAGTGAAACTCCTATGATCCCAAGTGATTTTATTGAGAAAATGAGGTCAGCAATGACACCAGATATTGATAAAATCGCAAAACTGGTAGCTGAAAAGCTAGAAGCTAAACTACCAGATATACAAATTGAAAAAGAGGCTTTCGAAAATAGCGAATTTGTACAGAAGAAATTCAATTTTCCAGAAAGTCCAGAAAATAGCACAAACAAGGCTGTACCTAAAGGGTTCGGTCTTTTTATGTTTTAAGAAAGGAAAAAACAGAATGACAATGACATTATCTAATCAATTTGAAAAACAACGTCAGGCATTTTTGGATGCCGTTACAAATGGCGCTCCTCAAGAAGAACAAGCGAAGCTATACAATGACATGATCGAGTCCATGACCAATGAAATGATGGCTCAAGCTCGTGCTGCTGCTCGTGACGAAGTCTCTGCCTTGAATCCATACGATGCCAAGCTGACTGCTGAAGCTCGTGAGTTCTTCAATAATATTGAAAAGGCAGCACCTGAAGGGATTGAAAAATTCATCCCGCAAGAGATCATTGACCATATCTTTGAAGATTTGGTGCAAGCTCGCCCACTCCTTCAACATATCGGTCTTAAAAATGCTGGTATCCGCTTGAAATTCCTCAAATCAGAACAAACAGGTCAAGCTGTTTGGGGGAAAATCAATGGAGAAATCCAAGGACAACTCAAACAAAAATTCAATGAAGAAGAAGCAATCCAACACAAATTGACTGCTTTTGTTGTAATTCCAAAAGATGCCGAAAAATTTGGACCAGCTTGGTTGGCAAAATTCGTCTCTGTTCAAATCACAGAAGCCTTTGCAGTTGCCCTTGAAGCTGCTTTCTTGAATGGTGATGGGGATAATAAACCTATCGGACTTACTCGTACTCTTACAGGAACTGTTTCAGGCGATCATACAACTCATGCTGAAAAAACAGCTCAAACTACTAAGTTGACTTTTGCTGACTCAGCTACCGTAGTCAAAGAATTGACAAATGTTTACAAACATCACTCTGTTAAAGCAGACGGTAAAACTCCAGTTGCAGTTGAAGGCAACCTTGTAATGGTTGTTAATACAGCCGACGCTTGGGATGTGAAGAAACAATACACTTCTTTGAACGCTCAAGCTGTTTATATCACAGCTATGCCATTTAACCTTATCTTGGTTGAATCTGTGGCGCAGACAGCTGGCAAAGTCACTACATTTGTCAAAGGTCGCTACGATGCCTTTGTCGGTGGTGGTATTTCACTTGGCCGTTACACAGAAACCTATGCTTTGGAAGATTTGAACCTTTACACTGCTAAGCAATTCGCTTATGGTAAGGCTCACGATGAAAAGACTGCAGCAGTCTGGACTCTACAACTTCCCCAAGCCTAATCTAGGAGTTGAGCCATGACTCCAGAAGAACAACTTCATCCACTCCTTAAATCCTTCAAGGAGCGGATGAGGATTTTTCATAATGGGGAGGATGCAAACCTCTCCAAAATGTTGGAAAGTTCTGAGTCAGCCATCCTCAGTCTGGTCGGTAGTAATGACTCTGCCAATCCACGAGTGAGAGAGCTTATTTTAGAACGTGCTCGATATGTCTACAATGATCAAGTTGAATTTTTCTACGGGAACTTTCAAGGGGATTTGATGGCATTATCACTAGAAAATTACAAATTGGAGGAAAAACATGATTAAGGTTTTAAAAGGATTCTATGACCTCAAAGAAGGGGTATTTCGTTCTGTTGGTCAAGAATTTGAAGAGTCAAAAGAGCGCTTCGATGAAATCAACGAAGCATTGCCTGGCTTTGTTGAATGGTCAGAAAAACAACCAGAAGTAACAATGTCTGATGTCCTATCAGACTAATCGCCCTAGCTATCGATACAAAAAGCCAGAGGCTCAAAACGGAGACCTGAGAACCCCCTTGACTTTCTATACTTCTAAAGTCGAGGAGGGGCTTCATGGTCGTGATGTGAGTCATGAGAAGGCTTTTTACACAATGGGGCAAGTTTACTCCCCTAGTTTCAAAGATATTGAAATTGCAACCGGGAAGTCGATGAAAGCTAAGATGACTCTGAAAATTCGTGATCCTTTGTCTGATTATCAGCCGAAGAATGAGCATTTTATCGAAGTTGGAGATGGTCGTCTCAGTGGTGAAAAATGGCAAATTATTGATGTTCGTCCTGATTTTGATAATCGGGATTTTTTGATAGTCATTATCGGTGGTGGTCAAGATGTCTAGTGGAGCAGAATTAAGAGGCTTTGACGATGTTCTTAGAAACCTTGAAGCCCGTCTTGGTGATACTAATGTCAAACGTACTACGAGTCGAGCCTTAAAAGCGGTCGCAAATGAAACCTTAGAAGAGTTTAAAGGTGCTTTACAAGTCTTTAAAGATACAGGAGAAACTATTGAAAGTGCTACTGTTGGACGTGTAACTGGGCTGGCTGTAGGTGTCCCTGTTGTGAAAATTGGTTTTGGTGAGGGTTCTCGTTGGCGTTTAGTTCATTTGAATGAGTTTGGGTATGCCAAAAAAGCACATCCAAGAGGATTTGGTGTAATTAGACGTTTTTCAGAGGCTAACGCTCAAAAATATAAGTATCGTATCGCTAATCATTTAAAAATTGAGGGGTTTAGATGATGAAAGATAAGTTCAATGAACTCTATGAGGCTTTGAAAAAAGATGAGACTTTAGCTGGAGTCAGTATCAAATCTTTTAATCGTCCGGACTCGCTACCAAGCAATGAGACTAGTATCGTCATTAGACCAGTTGGTCCGCCGATGCAGACGGCTCATGGTAGTAATACAAGTCTAGCTAAGACATTTCTCTATCAGGTCAATGTAGAGTCTAAAAACTACATGGAGTGCAAAGAACTCCAAAGAAAAATTGAAAAGATTATGGAAGACCAGGGATTTTACCAAACCGCTGGCGGTTTGGATGAATGGATTCCAGAAATCAAACGCTATGTAGATGCTCGGACCTATAAAGGTCAGAGCGCTCTATACGAAGAATACTAAATTAAAGAAAGAGGTGCTATAAATGGCATTGGTTGGTTTTAAACGTATGACAATTCGTGTGTTGGATGGGAATGCTAATCCGACACTAGGAGAAAACCTTTTTGTAATTGAAGGACAAACTGGTAAAGGTGCGACTCGTACCGCTAAAATTTCAGGTCTTGCAAGCGATCCAGTAAAAACCTATGGTAGCGATGTCGCTTACCACGTATCAAACCGTGGTGTTGGCAATGTGAAGATGGAACTGACTGCGGTTGATATTCCTTCAACAGTACTCGCTAAAATCCTAGGACATCAAGTCAAAGATGAAATTATTGGTATTGGCGCTGATACAGTTGCTCCATACTGCGCTGTTATGCTTGAGTCTCAGACTGCAAATGGGACTCAGGCACAAGTCGGATTCTTCAAAGGACAATTCTCAATGGACGCTGAAGAACTTGAAACGCTTAAAGATAAGCAAGAAGAACTTCCAGATGACAGCTTGAGTTTCGCTGCTATTGCAAGTGATGACACTGAAACAAATGGTCTTTACTATGTGAAATACATTGGTAAAGATGATACTAAGCTCAAAAAATTCAAAGGGCAACTTAAAATGGTTGCCGCAGGGTAGGAAGAGGGCGCAAGCTCTCTTTTTATCTTTTTTCTAGAAAGGAAAGTATATGGCTAAGGTTAAATTTTTAATTAAAAATGAGAAAGGTCAAGATGTTCAAAAGACCAGTAAGGAAATTACTACTAAGGACTATCGTGACTACCTGATTCTCAACGAAGCACTATCTTCTGACTTGTCTGAAGTTGAAAAGCTAGACAAGCAATTGGAATTTATCGCCTCACTGTTTGAAGATTTGGAAGTGGAAGAACTTTTGAAATACACGGATATGGCAGATATTTTTGCGGTATTTGCAGACATCTACTCTCATCTGGTGGGTGATGTTGACCCAAAGGAGAAAAAATAAAGCCAAGTGAAGCACTAAAACGATTTTATGGTTTTGTCAAACAAGCTACTGAAGGACCGTACGGCATGAGTATCCGTGATGTTATGGATACGAGCTGGGAGGACCTGATGGGTGTTCTTGGTGAAACCGAATCTGCTAAAACTGAGGAAGTCATGGATCTTGCTGACTTTCTAGAAATGATTTAAAAAGGAGGATTTGAATGGCAGGTGGAACGCCGTTAGGTCAAATGTATATCGAGCTAGGGCTGGACGTGTCGAAGTTCAACCCTACCCTAAATGGTGCTAAGAATGCGGTTAAATACTTTCAAAGCAATGTAAAGGCGCTAGACAGCTCCCTTAAAAACAATGGGAAAAACACAGACTTGCTTCAAGCTAAGTACAAGACACTTGGTCAAGCTATTGAAGCGCAAAGAAAAGTCTTGGACCAGATGAAGAAAAGTTTTGATACTCTCGAACCTGGTACAGCTAAATTTGATAAGGCCGCTGCTGAGATTGAACGTGAGAATGCTAAGTTGGCAGTCATGGAAGGTCAACTCCGTAACGTGCAACAAGCTTTGATTGCAGTTGGTAAGGAGAATAGCTTTGCGAACCGTATCAATAAATTTGGAGATGGCCTTATCAAAAGTGGCGATAAAATCAAGACTTTTGGCGATAGTGTTTCAAGTCTGGGAGGAAAACTAACTACTGGTTTGACTCTGCCTTTGGTTGCTAGTGTTGGTATGGTTACGAAAGCAGCTGTTGACTATGAATCTGCTTTTGCAGGTGTTAAGAAAACGGTAGATGAGACCGCAACCGTATCCTACAAGAACTTATCTGACGGCATTCGTCAGATGGCTAAAGAATTGCCAGCTAGTGCGGTTGAAATCGCAAATGTCGCTGAAGTAGCTGGCCAGTTGGGTATCAAGGCTGAGGATATCCTTACATTCTCGCGAACCATGATTGATATGGGAGAATCAACGAACTTGAGCGCCGAAGAAGCTGCGACAGCCATTGCCAAGATTGCGAATATCCTAGGACTGACATCGGACGAATATGGACGGTTTGGGGCATCTGTTGTTGACTTGGGTAACAACTTTGCAACAACTGAGCGTGACATCGTTGAGATGACAAATCGTTTGGCGGCTGGTGGTAAGCTGGCTGGTCTAACTGCTCCAGATATCCTTGGTCTTGCTACTGCGATGAGTTCGGTTGGTATTGAGGCTGAGGCTGGTGGTACCGCTATGACTCAAACTTTGACGGCTATTGGTAATGCTGTTTCATTGACAGGTAAGGGCGCAGCAGATGACTTGAACCTCATCGCCAAAACTGCTGGAATGACCTCAGAGGAATTTCAACAGGCTTGGAAAGAGAAACCAGTCGTTGCTTTGCAATCATTTATCAAAGGGCTCAAGGATGCACAAGAAAAAGGCGTAAACATGAACGCTATCTTGGCACAACTTGGAATGACTGGTATTCGACAAAGCAACATGCTGAAATCCTTAGCTCTAGCATCTGATAAAATGGGCGATGCTGTTGATCGTTCAAATAAGGCCTGGAAAGAGAATACTGCTCTGACCAATGAAGCCAATAAACGATATGAAACCACAGAATCTCAATTGAAGATGTTCAAGAACCAGGTAACTGACTTGGCTATTGAGTTTGGTGGGCCACTTCTAAAGGCTCTCCGTGACGGTCTAAAAGCTGGGCAACCTTGGATTGACATGCTAGCTGAAATGGCTAAGCATTTCAGTTCCATGTCTGAAGAGGAGCAAAGAAATGTTCTAAAATGGGCAGCGTTAACCGCAGGAGCTGGTCCAGCGTTAACACTTTTTGGAAAAGGTATTGGAATCGTAGGAGGCTTGACAAAAGGAATTGGCTGGCTTACTAAAGGGACTGGTAAAGCGGTCGGTGGCATGAATTTAATGCACAAAACTTTCCAAGCTTTTAGAACAACCGGGAATCTATCCTCTGCTTTTAAATTGGCATCTGGTGGAGCGGTAGCGCTTGGGAATGCAACAGCATCAGCTTCGACGTCTACTGGTCTCTTGACAACTGCAATGAGTGCCCTCTCAAATCCTTTAGGATTGACAGTCGCTGGTCTTGCCATTGCGACAGCTGCTGCTGTTCATTTTGGCAACGAAAAAGACAAGGCTCGTATCAAGACTGAAGAGTTTGGCTCTCAGTTGAGTGATACTGCTCGTGGAGAATTGCGAAGTTTTCAAAAGACTGTTGATGAAACCAGTACTGCTGTCGCAAACTTTGGAACTCGTGCTGGAGACGCTGAAAAGGTCTCTGGAGCCTTTAAAAAGCTCTATGAAGAAATCGCTACTGCTGCCGATAAGACCAACAAACGAATGGAAGAGTTGGGGGCTAAGTGGGGTCTTAGTGAGGACGATATTGCAAAAGCCAAGGAAAGAAATGGCCAAGTAGTATCTAACACTGAGGCTATGATGAATCAAATTAATGAGATTTATCAGCGACATAATGGTGATGCGAGCAAGTTCTCTCAAGAGGAGAAAGAAATCATCCTGAACAATCAGAATGAGATGATTAAGGCGAAACTCTCAATGATGAGTTTGTCAGAAGAACAACAGACGGCAGCACAACAAGCCTTAAATGGTAAAATCAGCTCACTCAACGAAACACAGTTAAAACATACTAGAGATGTTTTAAAACAAGCGCTGGATGAGGAAAAGAAACTCTACGAGAACTCAAAGAGCGAGTGGAAAGAGTTGCTTGATGGGAAAGCCATTGATCAAGAAACTTACAATAAAAAAATTCAGGAACTTGAAACGAAACATCAACAAACCATGGAAGCTCTTGGGAGTAAGTATTACCAGGTCATGCAAAATCTTGATGCTAAGGTAAAAGCTCGGACAGGCCAAAGTTGGAACTATTGGGAAGAAGCCAAGAAGGTTCTGGAAGAATATGGTCTGTCCTATGAAGAAATCGGGAAGAAAGCTGCTGAAGCTTCTCAAAAGGTAGGGAATTCGCATAGCATCCTTGCTAACTATACTAGTGAGATGAGTAAGGAAGTAAAAGAGGCTAATGATGCTTGGTCTCTACTTGTTGGCAACATTGACAAGAATGGTAAATTTGAAGTCAAATCCAATGTGAAAGAAGTCATCGGAGAGGCTGCTAAGTCTGCGGAAGGTTGGGAACAATTGCAGTTTATTGCTAAAACTGCGGAACTCAACTCAAACGCTCGCGCTACAATTGCAGAGGCTCTTGTCGAATCTGGTAAGTGGAAAGACATGACCTTCGAAGAGAAACAAGTGATTGTCAAGAACCAAGCTGGGTTACAAGCCATCTTTGATAGTGAAACCCATCTTAAAACATGGAATAGTATGCCAGCCCAAGTCAAAGAACTCCTCATGAAGAATGCCGATGTCATGAATAAGGCAGAGGAAGCATCAAAGGCTCTATCTAACTATGAGGCTCTGAAGCCAAAACAGAAGGAATTGCTGGCTAATGATGAAAGTGTCCGTAGGGCTGTTGCTCGCTCAACTGATACTTTGACTACCTGGAATGCTACGACTCCATTTACAAAAGATTTGAAGGCAGATCCTACGAATGTTTTGAACAATGGCCAGTTATCTATCGATAAGATTACAGCTTGGAATTTTGCATCTGCTGAGACTAAATCTCTGGATGCGGTGGACAATACGAGCGCAGCTGTAGGAAGTGCCATTTTGAGTGTTAATTCACCTAAGCAAGAAACTCCCATCAATTTGTTTGCTGCTGACCAAACGGGCGGTGTGCGAAATGAGACGAGTGCTGCTATTAACGCTATCAAGCAGTACGACCCAGTGAATATCCTTGCTAAAAATGGCACTAATGACACTGTCAGCGAGGTCAAAAGTGGCGTCAATGGCATACAAGATAAAACTGTTACTATTAACGCCCGAGATAATGCATCAGGTGTTCTTTCAGGTATTAAGAGCTGGATTGATAGCGTGACCGGTAATTTCTTTACGAATATCTTTGCGAGCAAACATGCCCACGGGACTAACTATCACCCGGGCGGTCTTGCTATCGTCAACGACCAAAGGAACAGCAACTATAAAGAAATGGTTACTCTGCCGAATGGTCGGAGTTTCATCCCACAAGGTCGGGATGTCCTACTCCCTCTTCCAAAAGGTTCTAAGGTCTTGCGAGCTGATAAGACTAGACGTTTGATGCGTGAGATGGGTGTTCCGAAATACGCTTCTGGTATCGGGATTCCGAGCGATGCGAAATTCTTCCGTGAAATGGAAGAAGCGCAACGTAATATCACAATTCAGACTACAAGTGTTCAGAACGGGCAAGGTACAGACAAAATCGTGTCTGAGATGGCGATTCTGAGAGCGAGTTTAGAAAAATTGCTTACTGCCATCCTTAACAAGGACACAAACGCTTATCTGGACAGCTCAAAAGTTACGGATATTGTTACTAAGACTCAGAAAGAGCGTGAGAAAATGCTACTAAGAATGAAAGGGGTAATTGAATGAGCGAAGTGACTATGCGTTTTAATAAAACAGATTTACGAGAGTTTATTAAAATCCATGACATCCAACGAGATATTGGGAATAATCGCTCTATCTCTATCGATCATGCTCCAAGAATTGGCGTGAATATCCAGCAACAAACTATTGATGCAAAATATATCAAGGTGGACTTCTCTATCTGGTCCAAAGACAGAAATACCCTCAAGCACAAGCTTGCGGGTATTTTTAATGTGGATGCTCCTAAGGAGTTGACCTTTTCAGATGAGCCAGACAAGTATTATCTGGCCATGGTAATCGATGATATCTCTATGCAAGAGGCAAGTGGGAGACGTTCAAACGGCTCTATTAAGTTCATCGTTCCTGATGGCGTGGCCCATAGTTCAGCCTATAAACGATTTGATAGTGATAAAAACGCAACTAGTAAATCAGGAAAAATGGTGTTTGATCTTATAAATAATGGCTCGGAGGCTGCATTTCCAATCGTTAAAGTCAAACACAATGCTGAGAATGGGTATATCGGTCTAGTTAATCAAAATGGCACCTTAGAAATTGGGAACCGTGAAGAAGCCGATACCGAACCATCGCAAAAATCAGAAATCTTACTTGATTTTAGAGGTGAAAAAATCACAAATGGACTGGCTAGCGCAGCAAAGAACCAAGCCATCACAAATGACCGGACAGAGTATATTGTCGGGACAGCTGAAATGATTAATCTTTGGGAACGTCCACACGTTAGATTGAAAGATTTACGAGGTGAAACTAAATTACACAACTACGCTACAAGTTTGACCTGGGCAATCCCTAATGATAGCACAGGCAGCACAGGGTCCCTGAATGATTATTTTTGGTGGAGACAAGTTTTTTGGTCTGAAGCTAATAATCAATATGGTTTCATCAAGGTAACAGTATCAGATGAAGCAGGTCAATTTTTGTATGGTGTTGAGACCTTTAAGCGGTCGCTAGGTTCTGAATGTGAGTTTAATTTTTTAGCTAGTGATGGTCAAGGTGGATATAGGATTCTAAAGCGCTGGAATTTTGATGGAACTACAACTGGAGATATCAATCCCTTTAGTGTAGCAAAAGGATGGTCAGATTTAAAACGGAATGATGGCAAGGTACAAGTTTTTTATCAAGGATCATACTCTACTTTTATCATTCCAGAGATTGAGGGTAAAAAGTCTGCAAAAATTCACATTACAATTGGAGCGTACAGAGATAATCCAATCGTCTCTCACATGTATCTTGATGAATTGTACTACCGCAAAGATTTTGTCCCAACAACAAATGACATCCCAAATCGTTTTCCAATCGGATCGAATGTTCTAATCAATAGCGAAGATGACACGGTCTATATCGATGGAATAGCAAAAGCTAACGAGATTGTCGATGGGTCGCAATGGTTGTCCATCCCTCCAGGCAAATCAAAATTAGAGTTGTACTTTTCTAGCTTCATTAAAAAACACCCGACAGTAACAATTGAATTTGAAGAAAGGTGGCTATAATGCTTTTAACGATTCACGATGCAAACTTGCAAAAGGTTGCTTTTGTTGATAATAGTAAGCAGAACACGCTTAATTATTATAACGATACATGGTCAAGAGATATGCCAACAGGGTCCTCAACTTTTGAGTTTACAGTCTTTAAGAAAGCAATTCAATCAGACACAGCTTCATCAAAGGCCTACCAGCATCTAAACGAACGTGCTTGGGTGTCATTCCGACACAATGGACGTACCTATCTCTTTAATGTGATGTCGGTGGAAGAGAACGAGCAGACAATCAAATGCTATTGTGAGAATCTCAATCTTGAATTGATTAATGAGTTAGTAAATCCTTACAAAGCAACTAGAGCGATGACTTTTGCAGAATATTGCAAAGAGATGGCTTTATTGAACTATGCTCATCTCACTATTGGAATTAACGAGATTTCAGACCAGCAACGTGTCATTGAGTGGACGACACAAGAAACAAAACTTGCTCGTTTGCTTAATCTCGCAAAACAATTCAATGCTGAGATTGAATTTGACACACAACTAAAAGCAGATAGCACGATTAAGAAATTTACTGTAAACATATATCACGAACACGACGATACACACCAAGGAATTGGCCGCATCAGGAATGATGTGGTTTTAAAATACGGTAAAAATATTAGTTCTATCACCCGAAAAGTGGATAAGACAGGTATTTTCAATACAATCCGGCCAACTGGGAAAATGCCGACCGTGGAAGTCGAAGATAGTGGAGAACGTCATTTGTCTAGCCAGAGAGTGAAAAATGCGGATGGTTCGATAACTGAAACGATCATTCGCACAGCACCCGATGGGACAAAGAGCAAGACTATTGTCCACACTAAAGTCACAAAACTGGCTGATAAAACACGCATTACAACGACCACAACTACTCGTTCAGATGGATCTATCGAACAAACGGTTACAACAAGTAAAAAAGGTGGACCATCTAATACTGAGAGACGAATCATAAAACCTCCTAAGAAAAAAGAGAAAGAAAACGAGCCTGAAAAAGAGGTTCTGACTATTGAAAACTTGGGAGATTGGTCTATCAAAAACGAGAGGGGAGAATTAGAGTTTTATCAAAGAGGGCAACAACTGTACGCCCCATTATCCATGCAACTTTATCCCTCAACTTTCACATCAGCAACAGCTGAGGACCAGTGGACAAGACGAGACTTCGACTTTGACACAGACGAGCCAAACGAGTTGAGACGACTTGCTTACCTGAAACTCAAGCAACATTGCTACCCGGCCATCACCTATGAAGTAGATGGCTTTGTGGACGTAGAAATCGGGGACACAATCCAGATTTATGATGATGGTTTTAGTCCTGCTTTAATTGTAAAAGCACGAGTTACAGAACAGAAAATCAGCTTTACAAATCCGGCAAGTAACAAGACCACTTTTGCGAATTTCAAAGCGTTAGAAAACAAGCTGTCAGATGGTATTCAAGCAGCCTTTGAACGCCTTTTCGAGGACGCTAAACCCTACACTATCAAACTAGCCACTGACAACGGTATAGCCTTTAAAAATGGCCAAGGTCAGACGATTGTGACCCCTACTTTGATGAGAGGGAACAAGGTCATCAATAGCGGATGGCGCTGGGTAGTGGATGGTGTAATCAAAGCCACAAGCCCTAGTTACATTGTGAGGGCTGCTGACATCAATCAAAAGATGGTTTTGACGGTTTCGGCGTGGGTGGATAACAAAGAGGTAGCCTCTGAGCAGTTAACTCTCATCAATACGTCTGATGGCCTGCAAGGTCAAAAAGGGGATAAGGGAGATCAAGGCATTCCAGGACCAAAAGGAGATAGAGGTCAAGATGGTATCGCTGGTAAGAATGGAGTGGGTTTAAAATCTACTGTCATCGCTTACGCATCGTCTACATCAGGGGCTAACGCACCTAGTTCTGGATGGACAAACTCTGTCCCAATTATTCCTGCCGGACAATATCTCTGGACGAAAACAACCTGGAATTATACAGATGGAACTAGTGAGACTGGCTATTCAGTAGCTAGGATTGGTAGAGACGGAAATACTGGTAGAGATGGTGTCGCTGGTAAGGATGGCGTTGGTATCCGTGCAACAACCGTAGTTTATGCTAGCTCCACATCAGGAACTGTTCCACCAACTAGTGGGTGGTTATCTCAAATCCCTAGCGTTCCAGCTGGGCAATATCTATGGACTAAAACAACCTGGAGCTACACAGATAATACCTCAGAGACAGGTTTTTCTGTTGCAAAAATGGGGGAAACGGGTCAAAAAGGTGCTAAAGGTGACCCTGGACCACAGGGAGCAATAGGTCCTAAAGGAGACCGAGGGGAGAAAGGTGAGCGTGGAGAACGTGGAGAACGTGGCTTACAAGGACTCCAGGGTTTACAAGGGCCAAAAGGTGACCAAGGTATTCCGGGAATTAGAGGAGCTGACGGACGTACACAGTACACTCACATTGCCTACGCTGATACTATCTCAGGTAGTGGATTTAGCCAGACTAACGCTGACAAGCCCTATATAGGGGTCTATGTTGATTTTAATGCAACTGACAGTAGAAACCCTGCTGACTATCGCTGGAGTAAATGGCAAGGTCCAAAAGGAGAAAACGGCAAGGACGGCCCTCAAGGTATTCCAGGTAAGCCTGGAGCAGATGGGCGTACACCTTATTTTCACAGGGCGTGGGCTAATTCTGCTGATGGTCGTGATGGTTTTAGTACAACAGATAGCACAAATAAGCGCTATTTAGGTACGCTGACGGATTTTAACGAGGCTGACAGTCAGGATCCTGCAAGGTACAAGTGGACAGCTCTTTTTGAGAATGTGAGTATTGGAGCTAAAAACTATATCAGAAACGCCTCATTTCTTTCTGGGGAGAACAAGTGGAGCAGAGCCTCTGTAAATGGACTAGCTTATAATTTCGCTCACTCTATGTCTAATAAAGGCAGACCAGGCTTACATATGTTTAGCGAGAATAACACTGTTATTCCTCGCTGGAAAGGGATATATCAAAAAATTCCATTGTCTCAACCAGCAGACACTCCAGTCACTGTTTCAGCATTGTTTGCGAAAGATGGAGCGCCTCAAGAAGCCCATATCGGACTTCATTTCATGAAAGATGGAGCCATCGCCAGACAATCATGGATTGATATACCTGCTTCAAAAATCACAGACAAGTACCAACGCTTTTCTCTATCAGCAAAGCACAATATACCTTTTGACTCAATAACAGTCATGCTCTATGTCGGATATGACAAGATTGTCAATCTGTATGTTACAGATGTTCAGCTTGAAATTGGCAATGTAATGACTGATTTTAGATTATCAGACGAAGACGTGCAAGAGACTATCAACTCTAAAGCCGACCAGGGGCTGACTCAGGAGCAACTAAACGCTTTGAATGAGAAAGCTGGAATTATCCAGGCTGAGCTTGAGGCTAAAGCTAGCGCTGACACACTTGATAATTGGATAAAGGCTTACAAGGACTTTGTCCAATCTAACGAGACCGCAAGGGCGCAAGCTGAGAAAGATTTGATTTCAGCTAGTCAGCGTGTCTCTAATATTGCCAAAGACCTTGGAGAGCTCTCTGACCGCTGGAATTTCATCGATACCTATATGAGTTCCTCAAATGAGGGGCTTGTGATTGGTAAGAATGACGGTAGCTCTAGCATGATGTTCAATCCTAACGGTCGTATCTCAATGTTTAGTGCTGGTGTAGAGGTTATGTATATCAGTCAAGGGGTCATTCATATCGAGAATGGTATTTTCTCTAAAACAATCCAGATTGGACGTTTTAGAGAGGAACAATATCATATCAATCCTGACATGAACGTCATTCGTTATGTAGGATAGAAAGGAGTAAAATGGCTAAATTTAGTAACTCAAGTGGGAGTTTGTATCTCAATGTCTATGTAGAGCAGGGCTCTCAGAGTATCACAGATAACACCTCAACCGTTAACTGGCGGATGACAGTTAGCCGTACAGGCGCCTATTACACTCATAACCATCAAGGAGACAGTACTTTGTCTCTCAATTTAGACGGTCGAAACGTGCATTACAGCTACCCAACGTGGGAAACATCAGGCGAGGAGTACACTCTTGCTAGTGGGTCAAGTACAATCAGCCACAATGCGGATGGGACTAAGACCTTACCTATATCATGCACGTTCAACCCCAATAACGGGCTGCATGGGACTATTACAGTATCAGCAAGCCTCAGTCTGACGACTATCCCACGCTCTAGCTCTGTAAGCGTGAGCGCTGGAGTCATTGGTAGTGCGGTTACTATCAATATCAATCGTCATAGCTCCAGCTTTAAGCATACAGTGCGCTATTCCTGGTCTGGCAAGAGCGGAACGATTGCAAGCAATGTAGACACATCCACTAGCTGGACGATACCTCTTGATTTTGCCAACGATATTCCAAACTCAGCGAGTGGGACAGGTACTATCTATGTAGATACCTACTCAGGATCTACTAAGACAGGTACACAGTCAACCACACTAACAGCTAGCGTGCCAACCAATGTCAAGCCCACTTTTACAGGGGTCTCATTGTCAGACTTGAATGGTGCTGCTCAAAATCTCATCCCAAGCGGAAACACGTTCATCCAAGTAATCTCTAACATCAAAGTAGCGTTTAATGGTGCGGTCGGCTCTTACGGCTCGTCCATCACTGGATACTATGCTGAAATTGTCGGCAAAAACCAATCCACAAGCTCAAACGGTGGAAGTCTTGGCATTATGAACTATCACGGCACCATCAAAATCAGAGCGAGCGTGTCTGATAGTCGTGGCAGATGGTCAGATACTAAAGAGGTATCCGTGACCGTGCTTGAGTATTTTGCTCCTGCCTTGAGCTTTAGTATTGCAAGGACAGGCTCAACCTCTAGCACTCTAACAGCTACGAGAAATGCCAAAATCGCCCCTCTGACGGTGGCAGGAAGTCAAAAGAACTCAATGACCTTGACTTTCAAAGTTGCAAGGCTTGGGACTACTAACTTTCAAGTAGACACAGGACCAGCCACTGGATCCTGGACAAGTATCTCAAATCTAGTCAATTCTCAGGCTAATCTAGCAGGCAATTATCTAGCTAATCAGTCCTGGGTCGTTATTGGCACGCTTGAGGACAAATTCACACGGTCTGATTTCATGGTAAACGTGGCCACAGAGAGCGTAGTCTTGTCTTATGACAGGTCAGGGGTTGGGGTCAATAAAATTCGTGAGCGTGGGGCTTTTGATGTAAAGGGTGACATCTATGCTAACAACAAGCCCATACAGCAATATCAGCTGACTGATAATAACGGATGTGGAAAACTCATCAAACAGGATTTCAACAGCATGAAAGATACTGGATTTTGGTGGATAGATGGAACTTCTCCCAACAATCCTTTTGGCGCTTGGGGGATGTTAGAAGTATTCAGACCTAACCCTAATTCACAGGAATGTATTCAACGCTTCACCACATCGTTTGGATATATGGCTGTTAGAGAGAATGGTTTTGATAATAACTGGAGGCCATGGCGCTATGTCGCTCAACAGTCAGAGTCAACTAACAATGCTGACTATGTCAGCTCAAAAAAACTAGCTACAAGAAAGATTGAGCTAGGATGGTATGTGAACGGCACTGCTACAAGAAATGGCAACGTGGTCACAATTTCAACAGAAAGAAAAATCACAAATATCAACACGGTTTCAGATTATCGAGAAGTCAAGGAAACAATACCAACTGGATTCAGACCAACTCAAGAGGTTAACTTTATCTTACAAGGATTGTCTGACTCAACAGTAACTGGAACGGCTATCTTGCACCTTGCAACAGATGGGAAAATCCGTCTTACAAGTAAATCGCCCGGAAATAAGTACTGGACGGGTACAGTCACTTATATTACAAATGACCCTTACCCTTAATAAACGAAAGGAGAATATATGAAATTAGAATATGGGACAAAGTCCTTGGAATATGACGCCAGCGGAACAGCGTCCACCACCAAAGTCACGCTGGTTAACTCAGACGGTGCTATCGTACCTATCTTGCTATCAGCGGACAAAATCGGTTTGTCAAATACGGAGCTGTTTGAAATGGCTCTTGAGGCTCTTTATCAGGAAAATTTCCCACAACGTGCCGAAAAGGAGAAATTTAATCAGGTAGAAGCGCAGCTCAAGCAAAATAAGGAAATGGCAACTAAGGTAGAGCAAGCGACAGTAGAGAATAAGGAAAACCTCGACATGGTGTCAGCTATCACTGAGGTCTTGAGTGCCGTGGTAGTATCTCAAAATGGTGGCATGCCGACCTTTGCCTATGTAAAGGTAGCAAATTTCATCAAACCGCTTGCTAAGGACAAACGTTACAACAACGGAGACATCATCTCAGGTGCTTATCCGTTTGATACGAATCCAAAATGGCCGAGTGGAACCAAGACTATCTTTAAGTTCCAGATGCAGGCTAATGAGGGCTATACATACAAGGACCAGGTTCTTGCTGAGATGCTTCAGCAAGGTATGCTGACTGTTGTAATGCCACGTATTGATTAGACAGGGGGGAGGTTATGACATGGGTTGATATCTTTGAAAAAATGATACACGCTATCGCT